GTAATGTTGTAGTCAAACCACTCCTGGAAAAAGGGCAGCTTGAGCGCACACTGACGCACAGCGAGGCTATAACTGCTGCGGAGCTCCATGGCCTTATCCCCGTTCCAAAACACAACGTCACGAGCCATAATGTCCTTACAATAACTATTATCGACCCGTGTAAGAGCGTGGATGAGCCCCGGAAAGATCATAGCATCCTGAAAGGAGTCAAAGGACGCTGCTGTCAGTATGATCTCAGCAGTATGCGCCCGGGCAAGTACTGTTGGCTGACGGCTCACACCTCGCTCGCTTCTAAACCGCCAGAACAAGTCGAAGATGAACCGCCGGTCCACCGTGTTTTGCACGTTTATAGCTTCCTGTTGGGTAAACCAGCTAGACTCGTTGAGCATGGGCTCATTGATTCCATGGAATCCGGGGATGATGGCGCCGAAGAAGTCCACCACCCTGTCGCCGAATGTGCGAGCCCCTCCGGGCTCGTTAACAAATAAGATAACATCAGCAACGGTGAGGTCAGCGCGCGGGGCCAACATTTGGGGGGCAGGAGGGATGAACCCTGCCAGATACTGTGCAATCATATCCGCTGGATCATCAGCAGGATGCATAGCGGCCACAAACGCAGGGTCAAGAAAGGGGGCAGGCGGCGGGACGGGGATTGGTGGGGGTGCCAAGGCAAGCTGAACACGATTGCCAAGGGCGGCTGCAACAAGTCTAGCCTGTGCCTGAGCAACGACCACCATGGCATGAGCATGTGGGCGAATAAGAGCATGTGCACGACGAGCAAGACGAACCGCAAGATGAGGATGGGGGTCATGTAGGCACAACTGTCCTCCGCCGAGAGCCCGCTCATTAATGTGCAAAGGAGGGCGGAACCCAGGGCGCGGCAACGGTGGCAACTGAGGGGGAGGATAATCGCGCCTGTCACTGTTATCATGATATGATAACTCCCCATGATGCTGCCAGTACGCCACGGGTGGTCCCCTATAATAGTAGGGTCGTGGGTAGTACACCGGATCAAGTTTCAACTCCTGCTCGACTTCCTCGTCACTCGACCCTTCGCCTGGAAAATCATCCTTCTCCTCCTTTCCCTCCTTCACATCATCACCATGACGCCTATGCTGGTTGGCTAACAGAAGCTGCATCAGTTCACCGAACCTGTCGTCACGGTTGACATAAGTGTCATGCCACTCTGGACCACACCGATTCTCATGGACCAGCCTGCGGAATTGGGC